GCCCCGAAGGGCCCTCCGGTGTTCGCACTACCGCAATCCTGCGGTCATCTACCCTGCCTTCCCAGGCGGGGTATCTCGAATTCATGAGGAGCTCCAAATGGCCACACAGTGGGGTCCAAATTACGAGACTAAGTCTCGACCCCGGAACCTGATGAAGCCCATATTTGGCACCCGTATAAGTATTACTCGGGTGCCGGGCCAACCGGAGACCAAATCGGTCGCGGTTCATCGGTTCAGCTGCGTGGGAGGTCAGAAAACAACCTCGAAGAGTACGACATTCCGTCTAGCGCAGAAGCAACTCCGCCTCATAAAGGAGGGGAAGCTTAGAGTTCCTGCGTATTCGAAGCGGAATTTGGAACAGGGCGATTACGGCTCGAATTTTGAGACCGTAGTGAACGAGTATGAGCTGAAAAGCCCAGGGTTCGACACGGAGGCAAAGAGTGGTTTTACCACTTATACCTACGGCGGTCCCTTTGCTGCGACTGGCCAAGGGGAGATCCCCCAGACGTCAACGCGCTTTCCTCGTATCGCACCTCCACCGGCAGAATACCTTTTTGCCTTAGGGGGTACGGCTGTGAGTCGGTGTCTACCGACCTCGCCTGCTGTTGATCTCGCCACCTTCTTAGGTGAAATGCGCGAAGGCCTGCCAAAACTGGCAGGCATGAACGCAACTGAGGCCTTTCTGCGTGCGGCTAAGAAAAAGCCGCGGACACCCAAGCCCAAACCCTCAAAAGGGAAGCGGGCTAAGAAAAAGGTGAAGCAGGGCGGCGGGGAGTACCTGAACTATCAGTTCGGGATTGCCCCTCTGCTGTCAGACCTCAGGAAGCTGAATGATGCCGTCATCAAAAGTGACGTCATAATCAAACAGTTTCGTCGAGATTCCGGACGACTAATCCGGCGTTCGTACGCTTTTCCGGTAACCGAGGAGACGACGACAACGAGTACTGAGTATGGGCGGGGGCTGTTTCCAGCCTTGCCTACACCTATGTACGCGTCTACATCGTCCCTCGACACCACAGGCACCTTGGTCTGTACCCGCAAGGTACGGATTGAGACCTGGTTCTCAGGAGGGTTCACGTATTACGTGGATTTTGACGACGATACTCTATCGCGTCTCCATCAGAAGGCACAGGAAATACGCCGAATTTATGGCGTACGCCTGACCCCTGATGTAGCCTGGAACCTGGCGCCTTGGAGCTGGGCCGCCGACTGGTTTGCCAACATGGGTGACGTTCTTAAGAACGCGTCCACGCTGGGAGCCGACGGCCTTGTGATGCGGTATGGGTACCTTATGTATAAGGAAACCGTCGAAGATACCTACACCCATTCGGGTGTTAACCTCAAGACGGGTCCTACAGGTCCTGTGTCGCAAGTCTTCCGTACCGTTTATAAGCGGCGCGTGAAGGCTCACCCTTATGGGTTCGGGCTGACTGACGGGGATTTATCACCTCGCCAGCTGGCCATCCTTGCTGCCCTCGGCATAAGCCGTGGATCCAGCGACTGAAACCCTCCTTACGGGGGGTCTTGCGCTGTTCTGGTCCTGTACTTCGGTACTGGGTCTGTGGGCGACGCAAAGCATCACCGGCATGGCGATCCTACATCGCTCTGTCGCTGGTTGGCGGGAAAATCCCGACCAGCCGAACTCAAGGAGCAATGCCATGTTTTCTGACCCGATGTCCATCACCGTTTCCGGTTCCGCCAAGACCCTCCCGCGCGTGAGCGTGGATGGGTCCTCGACCGTCTACTCGACGGACGATGGCCTGTTCGAGGTGCGAGTTTCGCACGTCAAGAACAAGCGCAAGCGGAGCGTTATCCGGATCAACCAGAAGAAGGTCGCCGCCGACCCGCTCCTCACGGAGCGAAACGTGGAAACCATTCAGGCTGCCTACCTCGTGCTGGATGCACCCGTTAACGGGCTGTACACCAGCGCGGAGCAGAAGGGTCTGATTGACGCCCTTATGGGCGCGCTTCAGGCTTCGACCGGCGCGCTGACCACGAAGTTCGTGGCCGGCGAGAGCTGATCTAGCAGTCTCTGGCTGAAGGTGGGGGGATTCTCTCCCCAATGGACGACCGCAAAGGGCGGGGCTGCAATGCCCCGCCCGGAGCAACATGGCCACTTCACAGTGGTCAAGGGTATCAGACGATCTGGCTGAGGAAGGATTAGCATGATTATAGATCACGCGGCCTTGAAAAGCCTGATCTTGCTCTTTCGAGAGGTGCTCTCCGAGGAGGGCACCAGATGTTGCACGAACACCATCCGTGATCTAGAAACAGTCACGGAGAGGACTGAACATGAGGGGTTGTCGTTTTTATCGATTACCCTACCTGCTTTTGGCAAGAGCTTCGAAAGAAGCCTCGAGTTGGGCAGGATCGACCGCAGTCTCTTTCCAGGTTTTACTTGGAAGGCAGGGCTCCCGAGATTTCTCTCAGGTTTCCTGGGTCTTGTGTTCAATCCTCAGTCTGGCGTACTACTTGATGAGCCATCCGTCGATGCGATTCGCGCCGTGCGTCAGCTAACGCTGATGTTCGGCAAGATGAACCTCCGTTGCAGTGATGCGCGGGAGAAAGCAGCTCTGGATGCGTATGTCGAGTGTGAGAAGATGGTTCGGGAGAGCATGCACCGGCTCAGCGACGTTGATTACGTGGCTTTTGATCGGATTTCTACTCTCCTCTGGGCTGAGCAGCTTGCCCCTCTGGACACCAAGGTGTTCAATGGAGGGCTGCTACCTCGCCATGGACCCGGTGCGACAGCCGATAGGCTGAAAGGGAACCAGAAATGGACCCTACGCGAGTGGACCTCTAGGTTGGAGGACTACTTTCCTGCTGGTGAGTACTTATTCACCAACATGCGTGAATATCACGCGGAAAGGAACCAGGTGAAACATCTCGAACCCGGGGAGGAGCGGCCTGTTGAGGTCGTTCTTGTCCCTAAAACGCTGAAGACACCGCGGGTTATCGCAATGGAGCCTACGTGCATGCAATACGCACAACAGGCCCTGCGCGTCCCGCTTTATGAAGCGCTGGAATCGGGTGACTCCGAGACTAACTTCGTCGGATTTCGGCATCAGGAGCCTAACCAGCGACTGGCACTGGAAGGTTCCCTTACCAGGGAACTGGCAACGCTAGATCTTAGCGAAGCGTCCGATCGTGTCTCCATTCAGCATGTAGAGCACCTACTTCGACTGCACCCCCACTTGCGTGGGGCTGTGTTCGCTTGTCGGTCCTCGAAGGCTGAAGTGCTTGGCCATGGGGTAATTCCCCTAACCAAGTTTGCGTCTATGGGTTCGGCTCTGTGCTTTCCGATTGAGGCGATGGTCTTTGCGACCGTTTGCTTTGTCGGGATAGAACAGAGTCTAGGCCGTCAGTTGTCTCGCCGCGACATTCTGTCGTTGCGCGGCAAGGTGAGAGTGTACGGGGATGACATTATTGTCCCCGTTGCACATGTGCAAGGCGTGATAGAGGCCCTTGAATACTTCGGTTTCAAGGTGAACTCCAGCAAGTCCTTTTGGGCTTCTGCCTTTAGGGAATCTTGTGGTAAGGAGTATTGGGCTGGCCATGACGTATCCATCGTCAGAGTCCGCCACCTACTACCTGCATCACGCCGGAACGTTACGGAGCTTGTTGGTGCCGTGTCCCTTAGGAACCAGCTTTACAAAGCTGGCCTGTGGGGCTCCGCCAGGCATCTTGATGCGATTCTGGGGAGGATGATCTCCTTTCCTGTCGTGTCCGACACAAGCCCAGTGCTTGGCCGTCATAGTTTTCTGGGATATGACACCCAGAGGATAAACCCACACACCCATAGCCCCGAAGTCAAGGGGTGGACGGTGCGTCCTGTGCTGCCTAAAAACAGCATAGACGGGTATGACGCTCTGCTCAAGTGCTTTGTGCAGGCAAGCCTTCCTGAAGGGGAAGACCATCACGTCATGTGGTGGGACTACCTTGATGGAACCTTGACTGACGAGGAGCATTTGGAACGTTCTGGACGTCCCGTGCGCGTCGACATCAAGCACGGATGGGCACCTAGTTATTAATTACTAGGTGTCAGCGGTTTGAATCCGCTGATGAGGGGGCCCAAGGCCCATCTCCCCTG